TATTACAGAAATCGGCAATGTGAAAGAAACTGCCTGGAAAGAAAATATTCGACCAGCATTATCAGATACTGGCGGTTTTGCGATACTGGAAGGAGTACCAGAGGGGCGCAACTTTCTTTACGACTTAGCTCTTTACGCCTGCGATGGCGCCCTACCGCAGACCATGCCCAAGGTCGGGGCGTATGTGGAAAGCCAGAACGACCCGCAGTGGTGCTACTATCATTGGTTCTCGAGCGACGTCTTGACTCCAGGGGAAATCTACGCCGCCAGAATGCAACTGGACGAGCGCACTTTCCGGCAAGAATACGAGGGGTCATTCGAGAGCTACGAAGGGCGGGCATACTGGGCATTTAGCGAAAAGAACCTCGACCTTACCCTTGAATACAATCCGGGCGAATATGTGCATATCGGTATGGACTTCAATGTTGACCCGATGACGGCGACCTTTAATCACATTCGTGGTGATAATGTTTATCAATTCGGCGAAGCTTATCTAAACCACTCGAATACTTATGAAATGGTAGAGCATATTAAGCGGCTCTTTCCGGTTGATCGTTGTGTTATTTATCCGGATTCTACTGGATATAGTCAAAGCAGCAATGCAACACGGTCTGATATTGCTATTCTGCAGAAAGCTGGTTTTCGGGTTCTGGCGCATTCCACCAATCCACCGCAACGCGACCGAATTAACGCCGTGAACAGCAAAATGCGGGCTGGTGATGGCAAGCCGCACTACTTTGTGAATCCCAAGAACTGCCCGAAAACAATCAACGACTGGAACAAGGTCGAAGCGCTACCGGATGGGCGGCTGAATAAAGAGCAAGAGCGGCTTGGACTTGTCCACATTAGCGACGCCGAAGGTTATTTGATTTATTATCTTTTCCCCATTAATCAAGTAAAAGCATGGAGTATTGAAAGATGATTCCAGAGAATAAAGGCTGGCGGGCTATCGTAGAATCAATTATCACACAGATGGAAAGCGAGCGACAGGCGCGTTATAATGACCTGCTGAAGAAGATTCACTATTACGAAGGCACGGCAAAACAGCGCGAGCAGTATCTTTTACCCTATTTGCGGATTTCCGGCGGTGATATTCCCTTTACCTTTACCAATCTTACCAAGAAAATCATTCGGCGAATCTCGAATGTTTATCGGAAAGCGCCGACACGGACTTTCGATAAGGACTACCCCAAATATCCGGATTTGATTGGCAACAAGAATATCATAATGAAACAAGCGGAGCGGATGGCGCACTTGCTTGGCGTTCCAGCGCTACGGGTTTATTGGGATTACGACCGCAAAACCTTTGGCTACAAGATCATTCGTTATTACGAACCCCTATTTGACAAAGATGTCATCACGCCCGTGGCGATAATGTATCCCCTGAATACCGGCACAGACAAGCCGGAGTATTGGGTCTATTGGGACAATGAAAGCCATTACGTTATGAATGAGCGGGGGATACCGGTAAAGAACCAAGAGGAATTCGGCGTAAATCCGGAAATGGTGAATCCCTATGGAATCCTGCCTTTTGCTTTTTTGCACGAAGAAGAGATTTATGAGAATTTTTTTACCAGCGGGGCTGATGATGTCGTAGAGGCGAATAACAAAATCGACCTGGCACTAACCAACCTGAATTACGGTATTCGCTACGGCACTTTCAAGCAACCTTACGCCAAAGGCGAGAATCTACAGAATATCAAAGTTGAAGTGGGGTACAACAAAATCATGATGTTGCAAGGTGACCCGAGTCGCATTGACGTGGGTGTGATTGACCTAAATGCGAATATCGAGTCCATTATCAACGGAATCAAATTTCAGATACAGCTAATCGAGCGAAATAATGACCTATCAATAAACTGGGGAATAGAGGGCGCGCCATCCGGATTTAGTCTGGTGGTGCAGAATATAGATTTGCTTTCGGCCTGGGAGGACGATGTTGACCAATGCCGCGAGTGGGAAGCAGATATTTACGAAATTGAGAAGGTGATTGCGAAAGTAGATGCGGGCATTTCTCTGCCGGAGAGAATGAATGTTGACTTTGCGGAAGTGTCGTTTCCGATTGACCCAGCAGAGGAGCGGGCACAATGGGAGTGGGAATGGCAGCACGGACTTAGCTCCAAGATTGACTACTTGAAGCAGAAGTCGCCGGATACTCCCGAAGACGAATTGCGAAAGCGACTCGAAGAGAACGCCAAGCTAAAAAGCGAAATTGCCACATTGGAGAAACCAAGACCATTAAGCTTTGCGGAGCGTTTAGGTGTCGAGTAAGATTGATAGTGCGGCGGGCGTCTTTGCAACGCAAGCGGAGCGAATCCGCAAGCGGCTGGTAAACGAATTAGTAACCGCCTATCGAAAAAGCGAAGACCCCGCCGTTCTCATTGAGCGGATTCTTAGCGTAGATTTCGGAAAATATATCATTCAGGACTTGGGGCTTTCGGTAGAATTGGACAGCTTACTGGCGGAATACGATTCCATAGCCAAAGATATTGCCAAAATCTTCGGCAGTGTTAGTCGCGTAGCGGTAGAACAACTCAAGACACTGGATAGCCTATTCTTTATGCGGCACGTCCGCGATGTGGGCGACGAATTGAAGCGCCAGATGGTCTATGCGGTTTATACCGATATTAGCGAGAAGGCGCTTCTCGAAAATCTGATGAGTGCTACCGCACGACTTTCAGAGGCGCAAATCGGTTCGCTGGTCAATACGGCACTGCGGACATTTTCGCGGGGTACATTCGCCGCCACAGCGGTCGAGCTATCACCACCAAACGCGAAATATCGTTATACTGGTGGAGAACTTATCGAAACTTCGCGCCCCTTTTGCGTAGAGAATTTTGGGAAAGTGTTTACCCTCGAAGAAGCGATGAATCTGCGCAATGACCATGGGGGCTGCGCATTCATCGAAGGCGGGGGTTTCAACTGTCGGCATTTCTTTGAATTGGTGGTCGAGTGACGCGAATATTATATTTTTTATTGCAAATGAATTTGGGTTTCAATAAAATAAAACGAGGTAAATAAATGCAACTGTCGGATATACCAAAGAAAACCGAACAATTTTGGTATGCGCTTGGCGAGGCGCTTTGCAATCACATCCGCAAGCGGGTGCAGGTGGAACACAAGAACGCTAACGAGCAGCCATTTGCACCGTATAGTCGGGAATACGCCGAGCGGAAGGCGGAGAACAAAGCGAAGCCGCGCGGAATGTCGCAGCAGTCCACTTCGACCATTCCAGATATGACCCTCACGGGTAAGACGATGTCGGGTTTGCAAACTTTTGAAGTGTCAAAAGATCATGTCGTTATCGGATGGATAGGACTTGGGGCGGCGGTAATCGAAGGGCTGGCACGCAGGAAAAATTACCGCGTAGTGAATGTTAATTCACTTACTCCATTTTCAAAAGACGAAATGGACTTGATTATGAAATATGCCGAAAAAGACGCGGACAAGAAAATCGAGGAATATTGTCGCGTGCCTGAAACTATAAAGGTGGGGGCATAATGAGTCAAGGTTCAGAATATCCGTATTGCAATACAACGACTGACCTGGAGATGGTCTATAAAGATATAGAGGATTTCGCTGGCATTGATACACTGCAAAACTGGGTAGAAGTTGCCGGCTATGACTATGTTTATGCCAGTGTAAATTCTGGCTATTATAGCCTTGTATATGAAGACGGTGCGGCGCTGACCGCAAAGAGCAACCTTACCGAAGTGCAACAGACCGTTGGCAGTTTTTGGTATAATGAAAGTGTAGATACTCTTTATATTCATTGCAGCGATGGCGGCGATCCAAACGCGCATACAATTACCGCCGTGGCTCAATCATGGCTTAATCTGAAGACCAAATGCCGAAACGACGCAATGGAAGAGGTTGAAAGTTACCTTGATCCTCGCTATCCGCGTCCGCTACCGTTTGCGAAGAACTCTTACAATGGCGTCCAATATGATGGTGACCTGGTCAAGGCGACGGCGCTGGTCACTGTGCGCAAAATCATCGAGCAGCGCGACCCGTCAAACAAGCTGATTGAAATTTTCTGGCGGCGTGTTTATTCCGAAGAGCCCCCCTTTGGGATTCTCTACGAGTATAA